TATGATAGATGAAGGAATGGACCCGCCGCTTCCTCCAGCACCCAACTTTGACCCAGACGAGTATCGTGATCACGAATAGTCAAAACGGAGTCACCCCCTGTAGGGAAAATCTTTATGCCGACTCGTAAACAGGAGCAACTGTCTCTTGATGACGTTCTATTACTCACAGAACAATCATTACGACAGGCAAGCATTAGTCCAGGTCTTGCGGCCTATAAGCCTCACGCCTTGCAGGAAAAACTTCATCGGTCGACTTCAAAAGAAAAGCTGTTTATTGGTGGTAACAGATCAGGTAAATCGGTGTTTGGGGCTACTGAAACAGTTATGTGGCTTACTGGATTGCATCCTTATCGTAAGGATATTCCTCTTCCTCCTGTCCGGGGACGTGCTGTTTCGGTGGACATCGAAGAAGGAATTAAGAAGATATCCTTTCCTGAAGTACGTCGCTGGCTTCCCGTCTCGTTTCTAAAGAATGGATCGTGGGAGGATAGTTATGATAAGATGGCTAGAACGCTTTCTCTCACTAATGGTTCATTTCTTGAATTTATGTCTTATGAACAGGACGTAGGAAAGTTCGCTGGAACTTCTCGTCACTTTACTTGGTTCGACGAAGAGCCACCTGAAGACATCTTTAATGAATGTCTGATGCGGCTTATGGACACTGATGGTTCTTACTGGATAACGATGACTCCGTTGATTGAGTTGACTTGGGTCAAGGATAAGATTTATGACCCGTGGCATGAAGGTGATAGATCAATTGAAGTGATGGAAATTGATACGATTGAAAACCCCCACATCAGTCTGCAAGCCCTAGATCGAGTTACTAGAGGTCTTTCTGCTGAGGAGAAGGAAGCACGTCGTTCCGGTACGTTTATTACGCACACCGGACTTGTCTACGCCGGATCTTTCAAACCTCAAATGGCGGATGAGGGCGGCAACGTAGTAGAGGATATACTGGAAGATGACTTTGATATTTACAGACGACAATGGAACCATTTTGTCTGTATGGACCACGGGTTCGCCAATCCCACAGTATTTCTTTTTTGTTGCTTTGATAATGATGGGCGTATCATCGTATACGATGAACTCTACGAAGTACAGAACATTGTTCGAGAAAACGCTGCTCTATACAGACATAGAGTTCACGATCTGAAAGTGAACATCTCTTATGTCGTTGGAGATCCATCCATTCAAAACACTTCCGCCATTACTCGAACATCTATACAAACCGAGTACGTCGAGCACGGTGTCCCGATTGCACTTGGGAATAATGATGTCCGAGGGGGAATTGCTAGAGTTCAGAACCGATTCGCCAAACGATTGCTTTTTGTATCTAGGAAATGCGAACACACCCTCCGAGAGATTAATAATTACAGATGGGATCGCTACGCCTCAACTAAGATTGAGGTGCGGAGAAATAAAAAGGAAACTCCTCTTAAGAGAAACGATCACTGTATGGACGCGCTCCGATATGGTGTGATGAGTCGTCCAGCATTTCATGACGAAGTTGACGAACCTAGGGGTAACGTGCTTAACTTCCCAGAGGCAGGCGAGAAAGATTTTGATTACGAACTGATCTTTAGCAAGCCTCGCAACTTCGATGATCAACTTGGAATTGAGTGGTAATGCGGAAATTCGTTCTTGAGCGTATTGAAGACGTGACTGGAATCTCTGGTACTGGAATCGTTGCTGAAGGCATCGAATTCTCTGATGGAGTAGTTTGTCTTCATTGGACGTCTGAATGGCCGTCTTCTGTAGTTCATTACGATCGTGGTATGGAATCTGTGTATCACGTTCACGGGCACAACGGAAGCACTAAAGTAAAGTTCTTGGATTAAAGATGCCTAGACCTTACATCATCATGGAAAAGCCTGTAATGACGCCGTATGTCTGCATTCAATGCGGACTTGGTGCTGGGGCTAGAGAATGGTTTGTAGACCTTGGCTTTACTGTTGACCAGTATTTTGATGTTAATAACCAAGCTATCTACTTGTGTAATGAATGCTATAATGCCATGACTCTGGATATTGGGCGGCTAGTTCGTACATTCCGCAGGGACCACGAGAAATTTAGTGTCACTGAAACCCCCACCTATACGTGGATGGAGCAACAGAATGACGTTCGAGAATCCGAGTCTGGAGACAAGGATTCAGGAGTTGCAGACGATGAATTCATCAATGCAACAGATGATCCTAGCACAAGTGGAGACGATCAAGATACAGAACCAGACGATCCAGAATCAGAATCTACAGATTCAGGGGATGCAGACTCAACTGATGACAGTAATTCAGATGAGTCAACAGGGTTCACCGTTAAATTTGGAACTTGACGGGGAGCCAGATATCCCAGAGGAAGAAGACGATTTGGAGCCAATAGCTTTCCCTGATATCTTAGCTACGATTCCTATGGAACAAGGAGATGATAATGGCGTCGAGTTCAACGACGACTTCAACTGATAAGCCGTCCTCTACTTCTAGTACTTCTGATAAGTCTACACAGGAAGAATACGCTGAGGCTGAAAAGCCTGTTCCGGCTGAAGACGTTAAGAAGGTGCAAGAAGACCCTCGATTCAATCTTCCGAGGCAGACTGTTACTACTGCGGAAGACGCTTACCAGGCGTATCTTCGTGAAGAAATAGACGAGTCGGAACTCCGTGCCGTCGTTTCTATGTATGGTAATCCGAAGTTCTCTGCTTTGAAGGGGAATTTGGAGCGGCCTGATAATGCTTTTAGCCGTACAGTTCCTGAAGATCTTTATGATGACCCTTCATTGAAGGTCTCTAAGCTTGAAGATCGTCAGAAGGTTCTTGAGGAAAAGCGCGAAGCTTCTGAAGCTGCTACTGAAGAGGCTGAAAAAGAGTCTTCCACTACTTCTTCTACTTCTTCTAGCTGAGGTTATAATGGTAGAGCTTCTTAAAGCCGAAGGTTCGGCCGACCGCAACTTGGTTCAAAAATGGAACAATCGGCTGAAGGCTTGTCAGGAAGCTCGTATCAATTTTGAGAAGCAGTGGTACCAGAATCTTGCCTTCTATAGTGGCCGTCAGTGGATTGTTTTCACGAAAGCTCCTGGCGGCGGGTTCCAATATTCGGAACAACAGGCCGAAGAAGCTTGGAGAGTTCGACACACCGCTAATAGAATCCTGAGAATCGTTCGTACTGAGGTAACAAAACTCTCTAAAGAAGAGCCGCAATGGTATAATGTGCCAGCTTCTACGGAAGAGGCTGATCGTCTTGCTGCAATGGCCGGAGACGCTATCTCCGAGTATATTATGCGGACGAAATATTTCAACCGAAAGCGTATGGAAGCTACGTTCTGGGCAGTTATTTGCGGTACTTCCTTCTTGAAGAACTTTTATGATGAGAATGCTAAGGATCTAGACGGGCAACCTGGTAAAATTGACTTTGAAGCGGTTCCGGCCTTCCAAGCATTTGTACCTAACCTACAGGCTACAGATGTTCAGATGCAGCCTTACTTCATACATGCCCGCACGATGGACCCGGAATATGCTTACGCTTGTTATGGTGTAGAATTGCAGCCGGAAACGACTGCCTCCACTATCCTTGAGAGTCGATTCCTGGCCGCCCTTAACATCAAGCAGAACCAAAATAAGGATACTAAGCTCTGTTACATTAAAGAGAACTGGGTGAAGCCCTGTAGGGATTTTCCTCAGGGCGCTATGTTTGTTACGAGTGAAAACAAAGTTATCTACGTATACGAACCAATGAAAGATCCTGAGAGTCATCCAGAAGAAATGATGATGCAACAGGATCAACTACCACTTCCCGGTGTGAATGTTCCAGTTCCTGGTAAGACTGCTCCATACGGTGATAGTGCTGTAGATAATAGAGAGTCAGATGGCGAAGCAGAAGTCTTCGGCCCTAAATCTGATCTTCCTGGTATGGAGAACTACCAGTATGAGTACCCGCTTTCTCATGGTAGATTCCCATTTGCTAAGATAGATCATATCCCTACAGGTATGTTCTATGGAGATTCAGCAGTTAAGTCTCTGATACCTCTGCAAAAAGAGTACAACCGTACTCGTTCAGTGATGTTGGAGAGTAGAAACCTTGCTGGAAAGCCGCAATGGGGCTATATCACCGGTTCTATTGACCCAAAGAAATTTACTTCTAAGCCTGGTCTTTTGCTTGCTGTTCAGTTGGGTTTTGACTTCCCTAAGGCTCTTGATCAACCAGAACTTCCTCCCAGTGTCACGAATGAACTCGAAGTTACAATCAATGATATGGATGATGTTTCCTCCCAGTATGAGATTACAAAGGGTCGTACACCGCCTGGAGTTGAGGCAGCGTCGGCTATTGCATATCTACAAGAGGAAAACGACACCACTATGTATCACACCGTTTCTTCTTTGGAAGCGGCGGTACAAGAAACCGGAGTACAAATTCTTTCTCTAGTTTATGACTTCTGGCCTTCTGAACGCATCGTCAATATGACTAGTAAAAACCAGTTCATGGAAACTCGACAGTTTAAGAAGGCTGATCTTAAGCCTTTGATGGACTTCCGAGTTGAAACTGGTTCAATGGCGCCAAAGAGTCAGGCTGCTAAGCAGGCTTTCATCATCGAATTGATGAAGATGGGTGTTATTGACCCGACGAAGGCTCTGAAGTACTTGCAGATGAACGAGACTGATAAGCTTTACGATGAAATGATGCTTGATGTTCGCCACGCTCAGCGTGAGAATGTCTTTATGGCACAAGGTATGCCGCTCAATAAGGTCGATCTGGATGCTCCGCCGACTATTGATCCGCAGACGATGATGCCAACTCCTACATTTAAGCAAGACGTTTATCGAGATCCTATGACTGGTGAGCCGCAAATTGATCCTCAGACTGGTCAGCCTAAGGTTTGGGCCGTCACGATCAATCCGTTTGATAACCACGAAGTTCACGTCGCTGAACACCAAGCTTTCCAAAAGACACAAGAGTTCGAATTGCTCTCTCCTGAAGTGCAGAAGATCATTCAGGACCATGTTGATCAACACAAGATGGAAATGATGAAGGAGCGTAATGCTCTTCAAACTGATCAGGCGATGTCGAATGCTGGTCAAGAACACATGAAATCAACTCCGCCGCAACCCAGTTCAAACGGTAATTCGGCGGCTGCTTCTTCTCCCCCCACTTCAGATAACTCTATGGCCGGAGCTAATTACTAATGGACCCAGTAGAATTTGGAAGTAACGGTAATGGCGCTGAGGAGCCTGTAGGTGAACCAGTAGAAGATTATTCTCTGGCAAACCCATTTTTGAATGGAATGCCGGAGGAACACCGTACTCTCCTTTCTCCGTATGTTAAGAAGTGGGATGGAGAAGTTACAAAGAAGTTCCAAAACTACGCTAGCCAACTGAAGCCGTACCAGGCTCTTGGAGCGGTAGAGGATCTTCAAAAGTACGCGAATTTCGCTAATAATTTCCGTCAAGATCCTGAAGGTCTTTTCCGTTTGATGTGGAATGGCCTACAGGAGCAGTATGGTGATAGCTTTCAGCAGGAACTGGCTAGGATTCTGGAGATAGAAATGTCGAATGAGTATGATCAGAATGAGTTTGGTCAAGGCGAATTTCCTCAACAGGATCAGCCAGATCCCAATGAACAGTTCCAGCAGAACGTAATGCAGGAATTGCAAGAGCTTCGTGCGTGGCGAGATGAAATGACTCGCAGTCAAGAAGAAGCTGTGGGACAAGCACAACTTGACGATGTGCTCACCAAGATGCATACTCACTTCGGAGATTTTAACGACGACTTCATCGTCATGGAGTTGTCAAAGCACGGTGACGTGCAACAGGCTATGAACGCCTGGAACTCGTTGATCGGGAAATATAGCAGCAGCCAACAGGCTCAGCCACAAAGACAAGCCCCAAAGATTATGGGGGGTCAAGGCGGAGTTCCATCAGGCCAGGTTGATACCGACAAACTTAGAGGCCAACAGCGTCGAGATGCTGTAGCTAATATGTTAGCTCAACTGGAAGGATAGGAACCTTGTCCGCTACAATGACCACTGTTAATGGTATCCTCAAGGAAATCTATGAGGGCAACATTAACAACCAGCTTAACGAAGAGCGTATTACGATCAAGCGGATCGAACAGACTGCTGAGGGAACGACTACTGACGCCGTTGGTGGTAAGTATGTTGTCTTTCCTGTTCGTATTTCTCGTAACGCTGGTATCTCTTATCGAGCTGAGAATACGCAGCTTGCTCCGGCAGGTCGTCAAGGCGTTAAGGCGGCTCAGGAAAACCTCAAGTATGGTTATGGTCGCGTTCGTTTGACTGGTCAGCTTATTGAACTTGCTGAGAGTAATCGGCAAGCGTTCTCTTCGGGCATGGATCTCGAAATGGACGGCCTTAAGGATGACTTGGCTAAGGACGAGAACCGAATTGCCTACGGTCATGTTGATGCCGCGATTGCCTCTGGTATTAAGGCCAAAGTTACTGCTGGTTCTACTGGCGCTACTATCACTGTCGATTCCACTCAATATCTTGATGAGGGAATGGTCATTGATATTAGTGCTGCCGGTACTCCTGTTGCTGGTGGTACTGCCCTTACAATTAGTGCTATCCTCACTGCAACTACTTTTAGTGTTGGTGCAGGCGCTCCTACTGCTGTTAGTGGCAACTATGTCTCTCGTACTGGCGACTATAACTTGGAGCCGACGGGAATCAATAAGATCGTAGATGACACTGGTGCTCTTCACGGTCTTGATCCTGCTACCACTTCAAAGTGGAAGTCAACGGAAGACGGTACTCTTTCGACACTGACTGAACTCGCGATGATTAAGATGGTGGATGATATCCGTACTC